AATGAAAAAGACAGTAGAACATTACATCGCTTACTTCGTAGCTTTAATCCTAATGACCGCAGTATTCTTATTGCCATTTGCAGGATGTGCATTAATCAGATACATTTTTAATTTGTAGATTTACACAATGGACAAGAAAGACAGATTAATATGCGATACTCACATTGAGGTAGTCATGCACATACTCGATGAATGGAGTAAGGGTAAAAAGAAAAACGATAAACTTAATCAAGTCATAGAATCATTTTGGCAGATTTCGTTTTATATTAGCAAACTAACCAATGGACTTTTGGATGCTCAGCTAGAAGCATCAGACTTAAAATATGAACACAATATGCTCAAGTTAAAATACAGAGAGCTAGAAAATAAATTAAAATCGTTACAAGATGAATTACATTGATATTGGAAATCCATACCTCGTAGATTACGGAGGTGAATGTTCAGAATGTGGAACAGAAATAGACGAGGGTCAGAGTGTTTGCTCTAGTGCTTGTCGTGAAGCTGCTGACCGATGAGAAAGTCACCTGATTATTATATGGGCAAGTATATGAAGATTGAAGCTAAGAACGTGGTTTGGGATTTTCAAGATGACAATTACAATTTGGGAACTGCACTCACATATATTATGAGAGCTGGAAAGAAACCAAACAATCCAATCACTCAAGACATAGCAAAAGCTATACATCATTTAGAGATGGAACTAGAAAACCAAAACTACATTGAAGGTTTAAAGAACAGATAAGTTTAGTTGCTTTTGGTTAGGCAATTTGGGTGGGCAGAAATGTCCGCCCTTTTTTATTAAATTAGGGTTTAGAAAATATGTCGAAAAAATACGTTATATAGTTATGAAGATTAAGGTCGAAATACCAACCTCCCTTGCTGACATCAAATTATCTCAGTACAAGAAATATCTAAACATCCAGTTAAATAATGATGATGAGAGATTTCTACAGGCTAAGATGATAGAGATATTCTGTGGTATACCTCTGAAGGATGTAATGAAGTTAAAATACAATGACACAAACGAAATCAGTTCAATATTGACTACTATGTTTGAGCAAAAGCCAAAGTTGGTTGAGAGGTTTAAATTAAATGGTGTTGAGTATGGTTTTCATCCTGTGCTAGATGATATGTCTTTGGGAGAATATATAGATTTAGACACATACATAGGAGACTGGGAAAATATAGAGAGAGCAATGAACGTATTGTATAGACCTATAGAGAACACATTTAAAAACAAGTATTCAATAAAAGAATATGAAGTTGAAGGATATAAGGATGTATTGGATATGCCAATGGATGCTGCTTTAAGCTCGATTTTTTTTTTGTGGAATTTAGGACTGGAATTGTCGCAAACTATGATGAGCTATTTGGACAACAATCAGAACATCGACTTGACCGAGTATCTAACTTCGGAAATAAATGGGGATGGTATCAATCAATATATGGACTCGCTCAGGGAGATATTACAAGATTTCAGAATATCACAAAACTAAATATGCACGAATGTTTTATGATGCTATCATTTATGAAAGACAAAAACGAACTAGAAGCAGAGCAAATAAAAAGTAAAATGAAATGAGCAATAACGACAACCAAGCAGTAAGAGGCTTTTACCAACTAACTGAAACAATCAAAAGCCAACTACTAAGTGACCCTAATGTAAACACAGTCACAACAGGAGAATTGTCTCAGGTCAATCTAAACAAGCAAGACATATTTCCAATGTGTCACATAATCATCAATAACGTAACGGATGAAGAACAAGTTCTTCGATTCAACATTTCTGTTTTAGCAATAGATATGGTTGACCAGTCTAAGGATGAGACATACGATATATTTACAGGCAATGACAACCATCAAGACATCTTAAATACACAACTAACTGTTTTAAATAAGTTGATACAGATACTTAGAATGGGTCAGTTATTTACAGACAAATATCAGCTTGATGGAAACCCTACTTGTGAGCCATTTTATGATAGGTTTGAAAACGAACTAGCAGGATGGACTGCTACAATGGATGTAATGATTTATAATGATATATACATCTGCTAATGGCTAAGTTAGATTATAAGAATTTAGACAAGGTTATAACTGCATACGCAAAGTATGTTGTACAACAATCCAAATCCAATCTTACAAAAGACAAAAAAGGTGGAGGTGATTTGTATAATTCTATTTCTTATGATTTAATATTAGAAGAAAAAGCCTTTCTGTTAGACTTTTTAATGCAAGACTATGGTCAATTTGTAGACAAAGGAGTAAAAGGTAAATCATCAACCTATCCTGAGACAAGACGAGCATTGTCTAAATTTCAATATGGGTCAGGTAGAGGGATAAAAGGAGGTTTAACAAAAGGTATTGGTAAATGGTTGCGTAAAAAACGCTTTCAATGGAGAGATGAAAAGGGAAGATTTATGAGTTATCAATCTATGCAATATCTAATAGTCAAAAGCATTTATAACAAAGGGTTAAAAGCTAATATGTTCTTCTCTAAACCTTTTCAGAAAGGATTAGAAAAATACTCAAATGAGTTTTTTGATGCTTTCATTTTAGATGTTGAACAAAACACAATATTCGGAGAATCAAATTAAAACACAATGTCACAGAAAGCACTTAGGAGTCCACAATATATAAACGTAACCGCAGCCGCAGGGTCTTTATCTACAGAACTTGCAATATCTATTGGTGGAACATTAAGATATACCTTGATAAAAAACACAACCGCAGGAAGCAATGTGGTGTTTGAGTACGCAGAGTTAGCAAGAGATTATTTCACTACATCTTTCAATGGTTTATACACAATACAAGAATTGTCTATAACGCTTGCTTTGTCATCATATACAGGAGCAAATGGAACAGGAACAAAGTCTTTAATATCAAGCACAAATGTAAAAGGTGTTGATGGCTTTGGTACGTTTATGGAAGGTGCAAATCCTGCAATACCATTCCCATCACGAACTGCTCCTGCTTGGTTAGTATGTTCTCAAGCAAGCAATGGGTATAGTCAGATATTTGTTCCGACAGGAGTTGCTGGTAAAGTTCCTTATATGAAAGGACAAGGTGAGGATTATCAATTAAGTTATGAAGATTACACAACCACAGAAGTTGAAATAGGTGGAGAAGGTGAGCTTACTCAGATACTAAAAATAAACAGAGTTGATTGCACTAAATATGGTCAAGGAACTAAATTTACTTTTGTCAACAAGTTCGGTATGCTTCAAGATATATACTTCTTTTTAAAGAATGTCAAAAGGCTGAACAGAACAACAGAGAGTTTTCAGAGAAACATTATAAACACAACAGGAGCAGTCACCTATGATGTAAATGATGCTGCTAAAAAACACTTTAACACAGAAGGAACACAAAGCAACACATTTAATTCAGGATATTACCCTGAAGCTGCTAATTGTATGTTTGAAGAATTGTTATTGTCTAATTATGTGTGGATGACAAGACCAAGCACATCAGGTGCAGGGGAAGAAGTTGTTCCTGTAATGGTTGCAAGTTCTGATTTGACTTATAAAACCTCCTTAAACGAAAAGCTAATTGAATACACAATAGAATTTGAGGATGCGTTTGACTATATAAACAATGTCAGATAATGCAGAAGCTACAACTGTACATAGGAGGTGAAAGGTTAGACTTGTTTGATGATGAAACTGTGTCAATGACACAATCCATTCAGAATATAAAAGACATAGAGAAGGTATTTACAGAGTTTACACAACCATTTACTGTTCCAGCTAGTAAGTCAAACAACAAGATATTCAAACACTATTACAATTTTGACATAGCCAATGGATATGATGCAAGACAAAAATCATCAGCATCTATTGAGTTAAATTTTATTCCTTTTAAAACTGGATATATTCAGCTTAATGGAGTTGAGTTAAAAAAGAACCTCCCATACGCTTACAAGATTACGTTTTACGGAAACACAATAAACCTAAAAGATGTTCTTGGAGAATCTGAATTGTCATCATTGACATTTCCGAATAGTTTAAATAGAGAGTATAAATATGGGACTACAAGTCCTAATGTTGGAATTAAAGGTGCAATGACTAATGGTTTGCAAAGTATAATAGCTCCATTAATAACACATACACAAAGGCTATTTTATAATTCACATAGTTCTGCTCACAATACTGCTGGCAATTTACATTATCATAGTAACAACGCAACAAATGGAGTTCTATGGTCAGACCTAAAATATGCTATTCGTTTATATGAGATAATTCAAGCTATAGAATCAACATATCCATCTATTAACTTTTCTACTGATTTCTTTAGCACAAGCAATTCTACGTTCTATAATTTGTATATGTGGTTACACAGAAAAAGTGGAACTGTTGCACCCGAAGAACAAACAACTACAAACTGGGTCTTGGTTAGTGACTGGACACAAAGCAATACAGGAGGTGCTATAATAGGTAATGATGGTGCAAACCTGATTGTAGATACAACTTTAGCTTTTAAAGGAATAATTGATGGTTCGTTAAGCATAACACCTGAACAACCTGATGTAAAATATGACATTAGAATATTAAGAAATGGACAAACTTATTTTGAGAAATTTAATCAAGAAGATGTATTTACGTTAAGTCAGTTGTTTCCAAGTGGAACATACACGATACAATTAAATTCAGCAGCAAGTTTAGAATTTGTACAAGGAAATATAGAATTTACTTTTACAGGAGACACAGACACAAGTCCTCAAGTTCCTTTTACAAACGTATTAACAAATAGCAATGTTATAAATTCATTAAGTTCAGAATTATATTTTGTTATAGCTCAACAAATACCTGAGATGAAGATTATAGATTTTATCACAGGCTTATTTAAGATGTTTAACCTTACTGCTTATGTAGATGGTTCAGGAACAATCGTTGTCAGGACTTTAGATAGCTACTATGCAGATAGAGTAAACAATTCTAGTGGAGGTAATTTTGACATTAACAAATACCTAGACATAACCAAAAGCACAGTAGATGTTGCCCTACCATTTAGACAAGTAAACTTTAAGTATAAAGGCACAAAGACTTTATTAGCTAATCAATACACAGAATCTAATAATATCGGTTGGGGTGAGTTGAGATATACACAAGATGGTCAAGACTTTGATGCACCAAATACTGAATACAACCTAGAAGCTCCATTTGAACATATGATGTTTGAAAGATTATCAGACCAAAACGCATCTCCAGTTGTATTTGGTTCTACTACTATTCAATATGGCTTTTTTGTAGATAGTAATCA